AGGAGACCAAACAAGTTATTTAATCCTGCATTAATGTGTTGTTTAGGAATTGTATTAATATCATCATAAACAAAATCTTCTACTAAACATGGTAGTGATTCTAGTTTACCAGTATATCTAAAAAAACCATTTTCTGACATCCAATAAGCAGAACCATCAACCTCTACAGCTGCATTCTTTCCAATCAATCCACAGTTTGTACCAACTTGTTGAAAAGAAAAAGTAAATGGAGCGCCAACAAATCTCATAATAAATAAAGACGTATCAGTCCAAATATAAATTGCATCTCTACCTCTTATAGCTCCTACAATTTTTGATCCATCTGCTAGTCTTTGTGTACCTGCAGTGTTAGTTGCACTAGGTGCATATGATGTTGTTGCATCAATAGATTCTTGGTCCGAGAACCGGATAAACATTTCATCTCTTGTACTTGATGTGCCTATAGTTGTTTCTGTGCCAAAAAATATTAAGTGTCTGTCAGGTGATGACACTAAACTAAAAGATGATGATGTTGGTGCATTTGATAAAATTGTTGCTCTTGTTGATGTTGCACCTGTGGGATCAGAATCCCATGTAAATGTTTCTCCACCAAATATAGTTGCAACAACTTTATTACCAAAATTATCTAATGACCATAAACCTGGAGCTGTTACAATATCTCCTGATGCTGCAGCGTTCCATGCAAAATAATTAGATGCGTCTGTAACTGTTGCACCTGACGAATGTGATGCTGCAGTTGTGCCATTAGCACCTCTTGTTAATCCTGTTAATGTACCACCACTATTTCCTGTATATGTAATTAATTCAGATCCTATAATAACAGTTCCTGATGATGCAAAAGATGTAGAACTTGCCATTGTTAAACTTGTAACTGATGTATTAATGCTTGATGATAGTGTTGAAGTAAATTGTCCTGATTGTGTACCACCCCATTGACCAAGTCCCCAACCAGTAGATGCTGTTTCAACAGCGGGTCCTACTGGATAATAATGTTTTACTCTAATACCGCCTGATGTAGATGCACCCGATCCTGATTCGTTTGATCCAACATTAATAGTTAATGTAGTATCTGTTGGAATACTAGTTACCATAAACTTGTTATCATCAAAATTTTGAGAATTAAAATTAGAATTTGTTATAGATGTAAAATTATCTAACAATATAATGTCGTATTGATTTATATTATGTGCAGATGAAAAAGTTAATGTTACAACAGCTGATCCATTAGTTGTAGAAAAAGCACTTGATAAAGTTGTTGTTGTTTTAATTGGATGTATATCATAGAAAATACCACCAGAATATACATATAAAATTCTATTAGTTCCTAATGCCGCATATTTAATTCCATTAGCATTAACAAAATGGTGAATAGCAGTATTACGTCCTGTTAAATCTACAGAACCTAATTGTGCCCAACCGCCCATTTTTTCTGGCGTGCCATATCTAAAACGAACATTATCACCACTAACCCATTGGCCTTCACCACCGGTTGCGGTAACTTGTTTATTAAATCCTGGTGCAAATTTTACTTTTTGTAACATAATTATCTCGCGTTGTTAGGCACTCCTTTAGAATTTACAAATGGTGATTCTGCGAAGGCCATATACACGTACGTTGCTCCGCTAGTATTTGTTCCTGTTCCTGCACCTCTTATTTTAAAACCATTAGATAAAAGATCTAAATTTTGAAAAGTATTTCCTGTAACTTCAACAGCGCTAGTATTAGCTGCTAAATAATCATCATTAATATTAAACCCAGCTCTTTTATTATCGTGTAAAATCCAATCAACTCCAGCAGCACTACTTCGTTTTATTAGCAGCCAAGCTGGACGAAAATTTAATTGTACAAAGGGTCCATTAGTGCTCCCATTTCCTCTGTAGGATCCAAATTTTGAGTAGCCTTGTTTTTCACTCCATAAAAAAGCTATATTATCTTCATTATTTTTATTACATCTATCGGCAGTTCCAATGCTAAACACAGAAGATGTTGGATCGGTATCTTGAAAATAAGTAGCATCATCACTTTTAGCATCTGTTTGATTTAATAACAATCCATGAGTATTACCAATACTTTTATGATAAACTAACCAATGTTCAGCAGATGAACTTGTACTTTCTAAATTTTTAATAATAATCCAATGAGGGACTGCTGAAAGTGAATGAGATATTGTTCTGTTAGTTGCGTTTCCCTCATATTTAAGTATATCGAACCCAGCATCAGCACTCTCCTTCCATGCCCAAGCTACAAAAGTTCTACTACTTGCATTTGCCAAAGCATCTGATCCTAAAGTAAATCCATCGCTATCAAAAGATGTTAAAGAAGTTGATTCTGTACTTTCTTGTTGAGTTAAGTTAGAAAATATTCTTTTAGTTGCTCCAGAAGTTGTATTAAAAAGAGTATGATTGTCATCATGACTTCTGCACTTCATCCAAACAAGGTCTGGAGACATATTTTCATCACCATCAAAAGTGATAGCTTGACTGCTACCAGTTCCACTATAGAGCTTGCACTGCATATATAATTCTGGATTGTCGATTGAAGTAAAAGCCATTATCCAAACTCCGCTAGGTTAGCACTATTAATTGCATAGTGTCCAGATTTTGGTGCGTGTTCAAAGTTTCCGTATCCATTAGCATCTGCAGCACCTGATGAAATACTATAAGTCGGTGAACCAAAATTATATTCCATTGTTGATGTATTGTCTGAAGCAAAATCTCCACCTGCTACAAAATATCCACCTGATGAGGTACTAGTAGGATCAGTTATACTAAAAGCACTTCCGCTATTTTGAATTGTACCATTTTTGTAAAAAAATATTTCATTATTATCTAAATCAAAACTACAACCTATAATATCTCCATCTGTAAAAGATGATCCCCAACTTCCTGTTGAATCTCCAGAATGTCTTAACTCTCCTGTGGCTGTGTAAGAATATTCATTTGCACTATCTCCAAATGCAAGTGTACTATCTCCTGAAAAAGTTCCGCTATTTCCAGAAATTCCTATACAATTTTTTTGATTACTATCTCCAACCCTAACTTCAAAATGCCATTTGCCTTTTGTTAAATGAAATGTTGATGTATTTACAGCGTATAAAGATGAATCTGTTACTATTTTTAAATTACCTTCTGAAAAAGTTCCTTGTCCATAAGTATTATCAAGAGGATTAAACGTAGGATAATTTAAAGTACAAGTATCTGTGCTTTGGTCTGTTGCAGCAAAATTAGTTTCACTAAAGTCTGTTCCTCCATTTGCATCGTTTCCTAGGTTACCACTAGCTTCAAAATCTAACCAAAATCCATTAGTACCAAATGTAAGACCGCTAGGATCTTTCGGTTGCCAAATTGTTGGCGAACTAGAATTATATTCACCAAAATCACTAGCTTGGTAGGTTTGTCCGTCACACATTATAAATTCTGCAACGTAACCATGATATTGACTACTAGTAGTTATAGCATTTAATGTAAGTGTTGCTGATGCTTCATTTAATTTAATAGCTGTATTTTGCGCCCAATAAGTTTCTGTTGCCCAATCTGTTATTTGTGATCCATTATGCCAAACTTTACATCTGTTAGACGCTGTGCTTTGTGTAGTGTCCATTTGAATTACAAAATGCGACCATGCACTATTATCTACAAATTTTTGTTCTGTTATTAAATTTAATTGAATGGATGCACTAATATATTGGAAAACTTGAAACTTGTTTGCATCTGTAAAATTAATTGTGTTATAATTACTACCATCGGCATATACAGTAGCTAAATGTCCATCATTTTCATTTCTAGTTTTTTTGGTCCAAAAAGACCAAGTCATTTTTTTTGTATTAGAGGGAGTGCCTAATGTTTTACTCATATACTCATTATCGGTTCCACCCCATCTTGCTGAGTTGGCTACTGTATAGCCAGTATCTAAAGCTGATGCTACATTACCTGGTAAAATTAAAGGCATTACGACTCCAATCTTGGCAACTCACCTAATGGTCTCTCCATTACAACTGGATCACCTTCATCAGCTGTATTTACATAAGTATATAAAGTCTCAAGAGCTGGTGTATCTGAAGCATTTGTAATTGCTGTTTCCATTTCAGCTGCTTTAGTTCTTACTGCCGCTCTATGATTTGTAATAGATGATGGTACTGCTGTACCTGCATCTGCTTTTCTAACTATATACCAATCTGTATCTTGTAATATTACAGCTGCTTGTTGTTTAATTGTTTTAATTAAATTATATTTTAGTCCTCTATAAGCAACATCGCCTACATCTTGACCATCTGGTATTAAACCATCTGTTTTATCTTGTGATGTCCATAAAGTATCTGCATGTTTTTTAGCTGTAGCATCACCATATGAACCTGTAACTTTACCACTTCCAAAAGTATAAGTAACATTAGTATTAGTATACCATTGCTCTTCTTTTTTTTTAGAATTATCCATTTCTACTTCATAAATACCAATGGCTTCTCTTTCTGATTTAGTCCATAAAGTAAATATTGCTTTTGGATATTGATTATTTCCAATAGTAATAGCTCTATTACCACTTAACATTTTTGTAATTGATCCTGATTCTACTAATGCAAACATAATATTAACTTAGCGTTAATGCTAAATTCCTCCCTACTTCTAACCATTTACTTCCGTTGTACCTGAACACAAATAGGTCTCCCTTATTTGCAGTTGTTGTGAGCGTAGGCGCCGTATCTGAAGCAAACTCGTACGCCGCGTTCCAGGTCATAGTCCTGCTCCCTGTACCGTCTTGAATAATTAATAATGATATAAAAGCACCTGCAACGCCACCTGAAGCTGCTCCAATTGTTCTGTTTCCCGCTATGGTTATTTTAGCAACAGGTTGTGTTATTGCATTCCAAGAAGGAGTTGATCCATCTGTAAGTGTTGCTTCTGCATTATAAGCAGCAGCACCAAATATGGCTGCACCTGCGTTTGACATGTCTAAAGTTAATGAAGTAACACCTGATCCACCATCATCGCCTTTAAATAAAATATCTTTGTCTTGAACTTTAGCTTCTACGATAACATCACTAGAAGAGTTGTGTATACGAAGCATTTCTGTTCCATCATCTTCATAAATAACTCCACTTCCTGCCGTTCCCGCATCTAAAGTAATACCACCAGCTGATTCTAAATTAATTGAATCTACAGCTGTACCATCAGATACAACGTCTAGATCTCCATCTGCATTTGAACCAACATAAGTTCCAGTATCTTGAAAACAAAGTTTGTTTGTAGAGTTTAAAGTTAACCCTGTACCATCTGTGTGAGTTAAAGTTGTGTCAGTATCTGCACCAAAACCTAAAACTGCTGAATCTGATAGTAAAGTTAAATCATCACCAACAGTTAAATCTGTTGCAACTTTAACTGTTGTATCATCATCTAAAGTTAATACTGTTGTTCCATCATATTGTTTAAATATTAAATCGTCACTATCTACAGCTAATGAAATTACTTGAGCACCAGCAGTGCCATCCATATCTAATGTTAATTGTGTAGTTCCCGCATCTTTAAATTCTATATTACCACCTGCTGCATCAAGAACAATATCTGCTTCTGCATCAAGAGTAATATCACCAGAAGATAAACTATCTATTTCTGCAATTTTTGGTGTAGTTAAAGTTTTATTTGTTAAAGTATCTGTTGAAACAAGAGATACTAAAGTTGAACTAGAACCAGCTGGTAAAGTTAATGTGTTAGTTACACTTGCCGAATGTGGTTGAGCTATTACAATTTGTCCATGTGAATTATTTTCGCAATTAAATTGTATAGCACCTGAATTTGTATCACCTAAAACAGTTACATGTCCTGTGCCTTTTGCACTTATATTAAAATCAATATTAGAGTCACCACCAGTAGCTTTTATAGATGGAGGATTACCTGTTGCAGCATTTGTAACATCAAATTGATTAACTGCTGAACTAGTTGTTTGAAATATAATTTGTTCATTACCATTTTCATCACCAATAAAATGTGCATCATCAATTAAAATATTTGCAGAGTTAGTATCTAAGTCACCACCTAGTTGTGGAGATGTATCTTCTACAATATTACTCATAGTACCAGCTGCTAGTCCTGAAACTAAAGCTGATCTTGTAATTTTTTTAAGACCACCACCAGAGGTATCTACTGCCATTAATACATCATCAGCTGCAACAGTTGATATTGCCGATAAATCGCCAACAGCTATTGAATTAAAATTTGTACCATCTGCAATTAATAAATTACCTGAAGTATTCGTACCCATAGTAATATCATCGCCAGATACTGTAAGATCTCCTGATATAGTTAAATTACCACCAGATGATAATGACATTTTTTCACTAGCTGCTTCTGAAGCACCTGTTTTAAAACTTAATTTTGTAGCATTTGAAGAAGAACTAAAATCTCCTTCTGAAACAGCTTCAATACCAGCTGCAACTAAAATTGCATCTGTTCCTGTACCTTCGTCTGGTGCTTGAAAATCTATTTTACCAATTATATCATTTGCTGCAATATCTGTTTCACCTGTTTGTAAAGTAAGTGATACTGGTTTATCATCAGCAGTTGCTGTATGTTTTAAAGTTAATCCTGTATCAGCAACGTGTGTAAGTTTTATTTCTTGGTCATCACCAAAATTTACAACTGCACCATCTGCTAAAAATAAATCTGAAAATTCTAATGCTGAAGTACCAAGAGATATACCATCTGAAGATGAAGGAGCAATAGCACCAGTTGTTATTGTAGCTCTATCTGTTCCACCAACTTTAATATCTATTTGATCATCTGTATCAGCGGTTAAACTTGTATCACCATCAGCATCTAAAACTAATTCTCTTCCTTCCATGTCAGATGCTCCACTAAATCCTGAGTCAACAAGATTTGTTCCATCTGAATAAACTAATCTTGTAGTTTTTTCTGATACACCAAAAGTTATACCTGTTCCTGATGCTGTTTTAAATTGAACCGTGTATGCACCTGATGTGCCATTTGTTACAATGTAAACTTTTTCTACAGAATCTGGTACAGTTACAATAGAATTACCTGTTATTGTTCCAGTTAATTTTATAACAGCATGTCTTGCAACTGATGTTGATTCTGTTGCATCACCATCTGTAATGCTTAATGCTGTAGTTCCACCACTAGTTACTGCTTGCTCTACATAACCAGCAATTGATTTTTCTATAATATCTAAGTTGGTATTAGTTTTTGTCCCCCATGTACCGGCGTTTTCGCCAGTTGCCATTTTTTCTATACCAAGATCTGTGTAACTTGATGCCATAATTTAATTCCTATTGTGGTGCTGACTGTATCGGTATTCTAACCGTTCCGTCAGTGTAATCATCCCTTCTTCTTCTACCAATTTGTTCAGCAGCAAATGTCTGC